GCAAGCATGGTTTACTTGGGAATTACAAGGAAACGTACAATATCATTGTGTCTTAGATGACTCTGTATATGCCGTAATAAGAGAGGGTAGCAAGGATGTACTACAAAGGTTTGATATACAAACTGAGTCTACTTCACGTACCGTTACCGATGATTTCGATACAGTTGCTACAGACGATGATATCACCTATAGAATACATTTAGATAATAGTACAGTTATAGCATCTGGTAGCTTATCATATTCTACAACTACTAAAAAAACTAGTTTTACCAAACCAAATGGCTTCAATTCTACAACAAAACAGCTTGCAGTGTACATTAATACTGCAGGTAATGAAGTAGGTAGGTATTCTGAAGCTACAGTTAACGGTAGTAACATAGAAATTGATGGTGATTGGACTGGACAAGCTTTAGTTGTAGGTTATTTGTTTGATATGGAGGTAGAATTCCCTACTATACACGTAACTAGACAACAAGGTGAGTCATATAGGTCCGATACTAGAGGTTCTTTAGTAGTACATAGGGTTAAATTAAGCCTTGGTGATGCTGGTTTATATGAAACATTACTAGAACGTCAAGGTAAAAATGATTATAAAGAGGTATATGAACCTGTATATGCTAACCTTTACAACGCTAACCAAGTCGCTATACAATCTGAATCAATAAGAACTATCCCAGTATATGATAGAAATACCAATACTGTATTAACACTTAAATCTACTCACCCATCCCCCGCTACTTTACAATCTATGACATGGGAGGGTGACTACACCTCTAAATACTACCAACGTGTCTAAATACATTCACCCAATTACAGTTAAGGCTGCTTTAGAAGTAGCCTCTAACTTACTTCCTGCTGATTATAGGGAGATTATGGAAGGACATGGTGCTGATCCATTTAAATATTTACTACTTGAAGCTGCTAAAGCTGAATGTGTTTACTTCTCTGGTCCTAGTGGCAGGACTGCTGGTATGGCTGGAGTAGAACCAGATGGTAGAATATGGATGTTATGCACTGATGTTATTTTAGATACTCCCATTAAATTTGCAAGAGAAGCTAAACGCTATGTCGATAGCAGAGAAGAGAAGCTTCTATGGAATGTAGTGGATAAAAGAAATAAAGTCCACTTAAAACTTCTCAAATTTTTAGGCTTTAAATTCCTACGGGAACTTAATTACGGTCCTAATCAATTGCCCTTTATCGAGTTT